CCCCAAGACTTTCCCTGCTCTGTTCTGCGTAGTCAGATGCGATCCTCCGCACGCCGTCTTCGACATGCAGTCGATCTGCACCAGCAGCCACAGAAGACTCGATTGCCGGTGCGAGTGCCCCGGCCATCCGCTCGTGTAAGCCATCGTAGTGTTCCGCCACCCACCGCAGGAACGGCTCACCCTCCGCGTTGTCGCGCTCGAGGTGCTTCTTCACACGCCTTGCGACCGCATTGCGTTCCACTCGCAGCGTGCGTGTCACCGCGTCACATACCACCGGCTCGAGCATCGCACGGGAACTTGTGGGATCTTCGTCCTGGTTGTCAGTTCCCAGGGGTGCGAAGTTCAGTGGTTGCAAGTACCCATCGCCGTCGACACCAATCGGGTTCATGTTCTCCATCGCGCGAATCTCGTTGACACTCAAGAACCCAGACTCACGGCCCTGCCGATACGCCTCGTACCTTGAGGTGATGTCACCTCGAAGCATGGCCGAAATGTTGAACTCGGCAAATGCTTTGGTGTCACCACGAAACACCTTACGCCTGATTTCCTGTTCCCACTTGACCAGCCACGGGCGCAATGTTTCTTGGTTGAACGACAGCATCGCGTGTTCAAAGTTGGAGTATGTCGCGCGGCTCATGTCTTGCAGATGGATCGGAGATACCCGGAAAATGCGGGCGATGTCCTCGACCTCAAACCGCCTTGTCTGGAGGAACTGCGCATCTTCCGGGGGGATACCGATGTTCGTCCAAGACATTCCCTCTTCGACAATCACAACGCGGCCCGTCGCACGCGGTCCACGATGCATCGACTCCCATGAGTCACGCAGCCTCGCGGTAGCTTCTGGGGACAGGTGCCCAGGGTGAGACAGCACACCGCTCGGTCGGGTCGCGTTACCGAAGAACGACGCCCCGAATTCCTCTGCGGCCATGCCCAGGCCGATGGTCCGTCTCGCCAAGTGGATGGGTGAGTATCCCTGGAGACCATCAAAGCCCAGCCCCGCAATGTGCAACACGTCGGTGTACGGCAGCGCCACGGTTCGCTTGTCGGTTTGGTAGAAATACACCAGCTCGCCCTCGACACGCTGAATGCGGATCTTGTTGGGAGGAATGGGGTACATCTCACGCACTGTTCCCCGGCCATCGCGGACCAGCTCCGCGTAGGCGTTGCCCCATGTCAACACGTGACCCATCATCGTTTCAAAGAACGAGAACGCCGACTGTTCTGGCGATGGCTCATCGTGCAACAACCGGTAATACTCATGCCGATATGCGCGGCGTTTGCCGCCATCGGTTCGCTCGTAGGTGATGCACGGTAACGACGCAACCGACTCGGCCAGGACGCGGATCGCCGCGTAGACGGGCGAGTACTCGTACGCCGTCTCATTGGTCACTTTCATTCCGCCGACCTTCGCACTGGTCGGTGTGTTCATCACCGTTTCCGCTGCGCGGATTTCCGCACGGCTCGTCGTGGCCTCGTCCACGGTGGCCCCCCCGGTATCACTCATGTTTCCCCCTACAGGCTGATCAGCCCCCGTTCATCGTACACACTGACGCCGCCGGTCTCATCAGCTTGCAGCCGCGACAGCGCCATGATGAGGGCAACGATCCCGTCGATTTTCTCGTCAGACTTCGCCTTGCTCGGCTTGACGTTGCCGGCTGCATCTCGCTCGACCACGGTGTTGGCAGCCATCCAGCGAAGCACCTCGTTTCCGCCGTGGCGGATACGTTTTGAGAGCACCAGCGCTTCGAGTTCTTTGGTGGGTGAGTTCATGGATCGCATCCCTTGGCCGAAGAACGCAACATTGAATCCATCCTGACCAAGCTGCACCACCAGCTGCGTTGCGTTCCAGCGGTCAACAGCAATCTCGCGGATGTTGAAGCGCTGGCCGAGTTCGTTGATCCGCCGCCTGATGATGTCGTAGTCGCACACGGTTCCAGGCGTCCGCTCGATCAGGCCCGCTTCGCACCAGGCTGGATACGGGATCCGATCCTCCTGGTGCCGCCGGCCAGCCGAGTCCGCTGGCATCCAGAAATACGGAACCACAACAAACTCGCCGTCAACCTCGAACAGCAGCACGAGTGCCGTGACATCAATTGTACTTGCCAGATCCAGGCCCGCGTAGCACGGCCTTCCCTCGAGGTCATCCAGGTCAACCAACACACCGCCCGCCGCGTCCCAGCGGTCCATGTCGAAGTACCGCGTTACCGACTCAGTCCACTGGTTGCAGTGCAATTGTCGGAACGCCTGAACCCTTCCTGGTGATTCCTCGGCTTGCTTGCACTGCTTTTCCAAGAACTGGTGGCTGATGGACACACCGATATTCGGATTCGCCATCGGCCAGTTCGCCGGATCGTGCCAGTCTGCGTCATCGGGCAGGCCGCACGTCAGCGCAAACCAAGTATCGTCCTCAACCGTCCCATCAAGGATTCGGCGGCTGTAGTCTTCCACCTCCCAGCATACCGTAGCGCGGTTGTTCCCAGCTGTCGTCATCGCAAAGAGCAGTGGCTGAGTCCTCGCGCCAGACGCAGTCGCCAAAACGTCCCAAACACCACGGGTGCGGTGTGCGTGGAGTTCATCAATCAGCACGCAGTGAGGATTCAACCCATCGAGCTGGTGATGCTCTGAACTGAGCGGCTCGAATTTTGAATATGACCGCTCGACAGAGAGGTTGTGGCGCTGCACCCGCACGATCCGCGAGAGCGGCGGTGACGACCGTACCATGTTCGCTGCCTCGTCATAGGTAATCCTCGCCTGGTCCCGTTTGGTTGCAGCGCTGTACACCTCTGAACCACCCTCGTCGTCGGCAACCAGCATCAACAGCCCGACCCCAGCGGCGAACGTGGATTTACCGTTCTTCCGCGCCACACTGGTGTACGCGGTGCGGAGCGCCCGACTTCCATCATCACGCAAGAACCCAAACACATTCGCCAGGACGAACAGCTGCCAGTCGCTTAGGTCGAACGGCTGCCCCGACCACTTGCCCTTCGAGTGTCGCAGTAACCCGAAAAAGTCCACCGCGAACGCGGCTGCGTCTTCGCTCCACTCCAGGCGGTCCCGCAGCTGGCCGAAGCGTTCGACCGCTTGCATATGCGTCGGTGACGAGATGACCCGCCCGTCGAGGACGGCATCGCAGTATCGCTGCACTCGATCCGCAACAGTCACGCGCCAGCCTTCCTTGATAGCAACCGCTCGAGCGGGTCGGCCGGCGATTCCCGCTTTGCTGCCGTGGTGATCCTCGATCTGGCCGACGGTGTCAGGCCGAACTGCTGGAGCAGGCGGTTCAGTTCCGCGCCGTAGTTTCGGCTCATCGCCACCCATGGGGTTTGCTGGAGGTACTTGATCGAGCCATCGGGGTTCTTGATCGGATACACACTGCCCACTTCCTCGATCTTCCGCTCGGCCTCCATCCACTTTCCCCAGGTCCGCGCGAGCAGTTCCAGAGCGAACCCGTCGGCCCGAGTCAGAACATGCATCCCTTCCAACTCGACGACCAGGCGGTCCCACACAGCAGCGGCCTCCGATGGCATATCGGCGGGTCGCATCGGCGGCACAGCTTCCGGCTGCGGCTCCTCCGAGTTGATGTCGCCTCGCCAACTACCCCGCAATTGCAGCAAGTTGGTCGGCGTCGGTGCTGGCCCGCGCTGTCCCATGTTCTCCCCCTGGAATGCGAGTGGTCTTCTCGCCGGTCAGGTTCTCCCACCGCTGCACGATCACATCGCAGTAGGTCGGGTCGATCTCCATTCCGTAGCACTTGCGGTTCAGTTGCTCGCAAGCAACAACCGTCGTGCCACTTCCAAGGAATGGGTCGAATACGACCGCATATGACTTTGGCTTGAGTATTTCCCGCCACAACTCAACCGGCTTTGGGCACGGGTGCAAATCACGAAGGCCATCGCCCCGAACGCCATTCACCTGCCATGTATCCCAAGCCCACCGATCAGTAACCTTCCCCCACACAAGCACCAATTCCGACTTGCACATATACGCGCAGGTATGCGGCGACTGTTTGGTGGGGTCGAACCATACGCAAAATGCGTCTGGCTTCATTTCCGAAAACCACCAACCGTTGTGTTTATGCCCCACAGTCGCAGCGACGACATCAGAGGTTGCAGACGCAATCCCGAACCAGCCCCTCATGAGTTCGTGATACTCGGATTCCTTGTCCTTGTGTTGGTTGTAATTGTACCCAACGCCGTACGGTGGATCTGTCAACACTATGTCTGCACGCTTCCCATCCATCAGCCGCGCCACATCATCAGCGTTCGTCGAGTCACCGCATAGCAGCCGATGGTCACCCAGGAGGATCAGGTCGCCTGGCTGCGTCACCGGCTCGACGGGCGGTTCATGGATCTCATCCTCGACGACCTCACGCGGGCCGGTTAGTTGCTCGATGGCCTTCTCGTCGAAGCCCGTTGCAGCGGCCAGTTCCTCGTCGCTAATCTGTAGCGCGGCGAGTTGCTGCGCCAGTGCATCCTCATCCCACGCGGCCAGTTCCGCAGTGCGGTTGTCCGCGATGGCATACGCGGTCGCTTCCGGCCCGGCCAGGTCGGATCGGACGACGGCAATCGTCTCCCACCCGAGCGACTGTGCTGCAGCGAGGGTGCCGTTGCCGGCGATCACCACGCCGTCGCCGTTGACGACGATCGGCTTTTGTTGGCCGAACCGCAGCAGCGACGATTTGATCGCATCGATGTTCTTTGCGTCGTGCTGACGCACGTTCGATGCGTCTTGAAC